ATCCATCTCCTGAACGAACCAATATCCCATGTCCGGGGGTACTTGGAATGCCTCTGGGAAATTGGATACGTGGACGGGAATCCAGTGATTGGAGACGAGACTGATGTTTCTCTCGCGTGTGAGTTCCCTGGTGACCAAAAGGTTATTACAAAAGCTCTCATGGATGCGGGCGGAGAGGGTCGAGTGGGGTTTATTGAACTAACCGCACAAGGACAGTACCAGATACATGATTTACTTGTGAACGCACCGAAGTACGTCATCAAACGCGCAGAGGCAGCACAGATGCGACTGACCGGGGAACTCTCAGAAAAACGCCGCCTTGCAGCGCTTGCACGGTGGAATAAGGACTTACAATGCAAAACGGATGCAAGTTGTATAGAGTCGGATGCAAACGCATGCAAACGTATGCAGTCCCCGCCCCGCCCCGCCCCGCCCCCTTTGGATTTGAGTACAAATCCTCCCGCTGCTGTCGCATCGGGGAACGGGGAACTCAAAGAAAAACCCAAGAAGGAACCCACCCCACGGAAACTCTCCACCGGACCCCAGGCCGACCTCGTCGCTCATTTCGTGGAGTGCTGGGGGTCCAAGTACGGAACCAAGTACATCTTCGCCGCGAAGGATGGCGTGGCGGCGTCCAAGATTCTCTCCGGCGCGGGTGGCGACTTGGCCAAGGCGATGCGGATCATCGACAGTTACCTCGCCTGCGATGATCCATTCATCGCCGATCAACGCCACCCCCTCCCGCTACTCCGCAGCCAGATCAACCGATTCACCGCCGCCAAATCCGAGAGATACATCGACCCACCCCCCTTCGCCCCAGAGCAATGACTATGGAAGCCCCCAACCAATTCGACAACCTCCCACCCCACGACCTCGCCGCCGAAATGTGCCTGCTCTGCTCGATGATGCTGGCCGGCGGAACTGTCGATGGCTTTGCCATGCTGAAGGAAATCCGGGCCATCGTCAGCGATGCCGCGTTTTTCCAAGCTGACCATCAAACGATTTTCAAGTGCATCTGCGCGATGGATGATTCTAAGACGGCCATCGACGCCGTGTTGCTAAAAGCGGAGTTGGTTCGCCGGAACCTGCTGGAGGGAATTGGCGGGGTGGCGTATATGGCCCAGGTGCTGAACTCGGCACCATCCGCCGCGCACGGGGTCCATTATGCCAAAGTCGTCCGCGAGAAATATCAACTTCGGCAGATGATCGGCCTGAGCAACCGCATGATCCAGGCTTGCTACGCACCCCATGAAGGCGATCCCTCTGGGACATTGGCGCAGCGGTATCTCAATGAGCTTGGCCAGATCGTCCAGAGCGACGCTCGGCATGAATATCATAAACTTGACGTAGTGGTAGACGAGGTGTTGCGCGGAATCGAGGCTGGCGACGTTGGCCTGATACCGACCGGGTTTGCCGCGCTCGATAACGTCATTGGCGGAGTAGGACCGGGCGAGATGGTGATTGTGGGTGGGCGTCCGAGTATGGGCAAGTCGCTGCTCACCAAGCAAATTCTCACCCACATGGCGGCGGCGGGAATTCCCGTGGGGATGATTACGATGGATGAAACCCGTCGGAAGGTCGGGCGCAATCTGCTCGCGAGCCAGGCGGGAGTGGTCAACGAGAAGATCCGCAAGGGCAGCCTGTCGGAAGAGGAGTACCAGCAGGTGTACGTGGCCAGTGAGACCTTGCGACACTTCCCGTTCTACATCTGCGACGGCGCGTGGAACATCGGGGATGTCAGCGCAGTGGCGAGCATCTGGGCGGCAAAGCATGGTGTGCAAGTTATTGCCATAGACTACCTGCAACTGATGGAGTCCGAGGGGCGCACGCGCTATGAGCAGGTGACCAATTCCAGCAAGGCGATCAAGAAGATGCTGAGGGACACGGGCTTGCGGGGATTGATTGTCTGCCAACTGAATCGCGCCGTGGAGGGGCGTGAGAAAAAAGAGCCAACGATGTCCGACTTGAAAGAGTCTGGCCAACTGGAGCAAGATGCGGATGGTATCCTGCTCTTGCATCGGCCAGACTTTTATGAGGCGGATTACTCGAAGCGAGATCAGATAGCGCGCGTCATGATTGAAAAGTGGAAAGATGGAGCGAGGGGTGGGGTTGTGAAGTTGGGGACTGAAATGCGGTATCAGCGTTTTTGTAATTTGTCCAGTTGGGAATCGGGGAGCGAGGAATCACCAGTATGAGCCTGCATCAAAACCAGCGTCGGCGGAATGAATTGCTGATGGTCCTGCGGAAGTCGGCTGAGAAGGTATATCGGCGCAGTTTCCTTCAGCCACCCGAGTTGGAAACGATGGCCAAGCAGGTAAACCAGACGTCGGGAATGGTCCTGGCGGAACTGGCGGCGATGGCGCCGAAGCAGAAGGAGCAAACAGCATGAGCGAGAAGACGACGAAGCCAAACTCTGACCGTCTGACATTCAAACGGCTCGGGCGCATTCAAAGAGACGCAGCTCGTAGGGTTCGGCGGGGTATTCAGGAAATTGAGCAGTGGCATCAAGTCCAGAAGTTGTGCGCCGAGGCTGGGGCGCATCTACCCATTACGGTGGATGGCAAACCGATCTACCCCGGCATGACGGTGTGGCTGGTCGGCACCAGCTTGGATGGAGAGGATGCTGGCAATAGGAAGGCGGAAGTGACTTCGGTTGCGAAGGATCATGTGTGGGCGAATCTGGATGGGGATCAAGTTCCGTGGGATGCGTCGCAGATTTACAGCAGCAAGGAAGCAGCGGGCGGTGCGAAATGAACCCCGAAACTCAGGACGAAAAAGTGATCGGCATCGTCGCGAAGTTGTATGAATTGCGCGAAGAGGCGATGGTATTCTACGGAGATCAATACCCTGCAAGAGTTGATATATTCAAGAGGGCGATTCGGAGGAGGGCGGAGGAAACGGGTGAGGAGCGATTGAAAACTGTTTTGGCGATCATGCAGGAATTGAGGAATGTGCCGTTCGCCATGCTGATGTTCGCGGCGGCGTATGTCGAGTTGGTGGAGGCCAAGCCATGAGCGAATCCAGAGAGGAAAAAGTGATCGGCATCGCTGCGAAGCTCTATGAGTTTCGCGCGTTCATGCGAAGCTTCCACGGTGACCGATACGCGGAAGAGGTCGAGTTTTTTAAGCGAGTGATTCAAGAGAAGGCCAAGGAGTTTGGCGGCGATCAGATGAAGGCGATGGCGGCACTGGCGATAAAGGCACCATCGGAGGGATCGTTTATCGTGCCGATGTTCGCGGCGGCGTATGTCGAGTTGGTGGAGGCCAAGCCATGAACCTCACCGCCGCCCAACGCGCCCGAGGTTTCATTACCAACATGCGACCCGGCTCCGCACTCTCCCCCATCAACGTACCGACCCGTCGCCGCAAGATCGGCCAGAGCGGCCTGGAGAAGGAGTTCTGGGCCAAGTGGAAACTGCTGAAGGGTCCGGCGCTGGTGGAGCAACATCGCTTCCACCCCACGCGGCGATGGCGATTTGACTTCGCGCACTTGGCAAGCAAAGTGGCCATCGAGATACAGGGCGGCATCTGGTCGCACGGCGCGCACGTTCGCGGCGCTCAGTACCAGCGCGATCGGGCGAAGATCGTGATGGCGCAGGAACTCGGCTGGATCGTTTACGAGCTGACCGACAGGCAGATAACGGGCGAATGGATCGAGCGGATCGTGGGGATGATTCAGGCGCGGGTGATCGGCCAGTAACCGATGAGCACGAATTATTCTTGCTTTTCGTCCGCGATCGTGCGAAATTGGGGGTGGAATCGAGATGGAGTCGATATGCCATTCCAAAAAGGTCACAAGTTCGGACATCATGGGAAACAGCCGAACGCTGGTTGCAAGCCGCTGAAAATCCGCGCGTTGTGCGCCAAGCGGTTTAACGAGCAGATCCCCATGATCGTCGGAATCGCCAAGGACAAATCCAATGAACCGCGCGACCGCTTGGCCGCAGCGGCACTGCTGGCGCGCTACGGTGTCGGCGAGCGGTTCGAGTTGGCCGGAGATCCCGACGCGCCGCTCAAGGTGAAACTGGATGTACTCTGACCGCACTTTTTCCGACCTGATGCACCCCACGCCAAAGCAGCTTGCGGCGTTCGCGGCGGTGAAAGCGTTCGACTTCGTGCTGTACGGGGGAGCCGCGGGCGGGGGCAAATCGTATTTCCTGCGTTGGTGCGCCATCGCGTTGTTGCTGGGCTGGGTGCGTGACCTGGGGCTGCGTGGGGTGAGGGTGGGGTTGTTCTGTGAGGACTATCCGTCGCTGCATGACCGACAACTCACGAAGATTCTGTACGAGTTCCCGCGTTGGCTGGGCAAGTTCAATTCACAGGCCCATGAGTTCACGCTGGCGCCGCGGTTCGGTGGTGGTGTCATCTGCTTCAGGAACCTCGATGATCCGAGCAAGTACCTGTCCGCCGAGTTCGCGGGTATCCTCATCGACGAGCTGACGCGCGACGAAGAGACCACGTTCCATTTCCTGCGCTCGCGCCTGCGCTGGCCCGGCATCGAGCATCCGAAGTTCGTTGGCGCGACTAACCCCGGCGGCATCGGGCATGGATGGGTCAAGCGGTTCTGGGTGGATCGGGATCTGCCCCTGGAGTTGAAGCCGCTCGCTCACCAATTCGCTTTCATCCAGGCCAAAGCCATCGACAACCCCTACCTGTCCCCTGCCTACGTCGAAAGCCTCAAGACATTGCCGCCCGCCCTGGCTCGCGCCTACGCCGACGGGGATTGGGACACGTTCGCTGGCCAGGTGTTTACTGAGTTCCGCCGCGAGCTTCACGTCGTCGCGCCCTTCACCATCCCCAAGCACTGGCGGCGGTGGGGCAGCAACGATCCCGGTTCCGCGTCCGCCGGCGTATGGCACTGGTACGCCGCCGATGAGCAGAAGCAGGTTTACGTCTACCGGGAACTGACCTGCAAGCGGTCAACCGCGTTCGAGCAGGCCAAAGAGGTTGCCAGGTTGAGCAAGGGCGAGCTGCTCGACTTCTGGGTGACCGGGATGGATGCGTTTGGGGACGGCAACATCCGCGATGGCAAGAGCATCGTGAGTTATTACGAGCAGGGGGGCCTGGTCGGTTTCCGGCGCCCGCGAACGGATCGCCAGTTGGGGGTGATGACGGTGCATGAAGCGTTGCGGCCGATTGTGGGGCTGGCCGGCCAGCCGGCGGCGAAGTTGCGCATCTTCTCCACCTGCCCCAAACTCATCACCACACTGCCAACGCTGGTGCACGACGAGAAAGACCCGGAAGTGGTTGCCGACTCGGACGACGATCATTGGTATGACAGCTTGCGGTACGGGTTGGGTGCGTGGCACGCGACGCGCTCTGAGCCGCAGGCCAAGACGTTCCCGCGCGGCAGTCTGGGCGACCTGTACGGGACGCCAAAGACGATTGCGGATGCTGAAGAAGCAAAAAGACTGGAGCATGAATATGTTTGACCTGACCAACGAACCCATGATCGCCGCGGTGCGGGCAGGCATCGAGAACGCGAAGGGCTACCTGGAGCCGACCCGCGAGATCCGCAGGATGTACGTGGGCAACAAGTACCGCGTCAGTGAGGGGCCCGGGCATGACCAGCCGGAGAACCGGCCGTCTTCGTGGGTGGCGCGCATCATCGGCGCGGTGGCCTCGGCCAACCCGCGCGTGTGGATCAAGAGTCGCAAGGGCGCCAGCGGCGCGGCGGAAGCCAAGTTGCGCGAGCTGGGGGTGAACGCCTGGATCAGGCAGACGAATTTCGTTGCACAGGAGTTGCTGGCGTGCATCGACGCCATGTTTGGGTTCGCCGTATGGCTCATCGGCATGAAGGATGACAGTGCGGCCGCGCGGTATGGTGAGCAGATCGACAATCGGCAGAGTCGGCAGTTGCCGGCGGCGGTTCGACTCGCGCCCGAGCGGTTCTTCTGGGATCAGGAAGCCGAAGCGCCGGAAGCGTGTCGTTTCCAGGGCCACCAGTACCAGATGGATTATGACGACGCGCTCAAGATGCCGTTCTTCGATGCCGCGGTAGTCAAGGAAATGGGGCCGGATGATACGACGATGCCGGAGACGGGGTTCGCGCGGGTGATCAAGAGCGGGCGGCAGAAGCGGATCACGCTCTGGGATGTGTATGTGCCGGAGCAGCGGTGCATCATGACCGTCTCGCCCCAGGCACACTCCAAGGGCTACGTCCGCAAGCCGACCGCGTTTGATGGCAGTCGCCGGGGTCCGTATGTGTGGAGCGGCATCTACCCGGTGCCGGGTCAGCCGGTGCCGTTGTCGCCGCTGGCGCAGGCGTTCGAGCAGTTGGAGAACAAGGACCGGCACGAGCGGGCCGCGGCGAAGGAGGCATCGTCGCTTCGGCGCGGGGTGATCGTCGGTAGTGCCAACCCGGAGATCGAGGCCAAGATCATGAAGATGGGGATCAACAGCATCACACTCATTCCCGGGTTTACCAAGGAGATGTTCACTCAGGTTGATATTGGCGGCACGTCACCCGCGCGGTTGCAGTATAACCAGATGCTCGATGATCGGCTGGACCGGCAGATGGGCGACTCGGCGACGTACAGCGGTGCGATGGAAAAGGGCAAGGTGACGGCCACGCAGATCCAAACGACGCAAGGCAACGCCGACAGCAAAACGAGTTTCATCGAGGGGCAGTTCACGGGGTCGCTGGTGGATGTGTTGACGCGCGTTGCGGTGAACCTGACGAAGAACAGAACGGTATCGTTGCCGATGGAGTTCCCGACGAACGACGCGGGGATGGATCAGCGGATCACTGAGCAGGCGGGAGCGGCGGGTATCGCGCCCGAGCAGATCAGCATCGCCTACGCGGGTGGCGAGGACGATGACTTTGAGCGCGACTACGAGTTGCAGATCGAGCCGAACAGCACGCGGCGCGTCGATCCCACGATTGAGGGTCAGCGCGTGATGCAGAATTTCGACTTGATCGTGAGTCGGGTGATTCCGGCGATGCAGCAGTATCCGTGGTTGAAGTGGGAGGACTTGCTGGACGATCTGGGCCAGGGGTTGAACATCCCGGACCTGAGCGAGCGGGTGATGCAGCAGCAGCAGGCGATGGCGCCGGGGGTGATGCCGGGGCAGGCGGTGGGTCCGATGGAGCCGGGTCAGGTGGCGCCAGCGATGGATGAGCGGCTAATGGCAATGGCGTGATGGAGGAGGCGATGGCCAAGAAGAGCAACATGCACCCCGACCTCGCACCCGATAACCCATTGATGCGGAGTTGGATGGAGAGGGTGAATCAAGACATGCGCTGCCAGGTGAGGGAAACGATGATGTACGGGACGTATGCCAAAAAAGGAGCCAACGATGTTGACCCGACGAGTGCTATTGCGAGCGATGCTGGTGGCGGTCCTGTCGCCACTGACCCAACTGCTGCCGAGAGCGAAGGCGACCCACGAAGAGGTTGAGGAGATCGTTTCTCTTTCACGTGACGAGTTGGAGACTCTTCGGCGAGAGGGCGGGGCGCAGATCACGCGGAAGTTCCACGCCACATGGGAACCCAACAAAGACACATTAACAGGCGCCGCGATGGTCGAGCGTTGGCGTAAGGGTGCGGACGAGTCCACGTGGGAACATTTCGATGACATGTTCGTAGCCGCCGCGATGGCAACGGCATGATGGAGGATCTGATGTTGATTCGGCGCATTGGTCTTTTTACGAGTATCCCCTATGGGTGGGAGATTTGTTGGCGTTTCTATCCGGGCCGGGAGTTCACGAAGGCTGACGTTGACAGTGGTTTAGTTGTTGCTCTGGTAGCCCCGAAGTGGATAGCTCTCGCCATTCGTCCCATCGCGATGCTGTTTGGGTATTGGCAAAATGGTCCCAACGAGTGGTGGTGCCGACGAGAAAGAAGGAGGTTCCGATGCTAACCCGACGAGTCCTATTGCGAGCGATGCTGGTGGCGGTGTTGTCGCCCCTGACCCAACTGCTGCCCAGGGTGAGGACGGAACATGAGGAATGGCCGGGTTATATTCGGCTCTGGTCTGAGTGTAGCTATCAACTCACTGGTTCAAATCCGATACTTCCGATCTACCAGAATGGAGCATGGTACAATGTGCCGTTGCGTGCGGTTGGTGGGAGCGACCGGATAGGCCATCTTGATGTCATGCAATGGTTAGAGAGCAACGCCGCCCAGGGGACGGCGCCAGGGGTCTACATCATGCCTCCTCGTCCATACAATCCTCTTCCTCCTCCACCTCTTCCGGCTCGACGGGTTTGATCCCCATCGCCTTCATCCGCTTTTGATCCGCCTTGATCACAACCATCTGCGCCTGCCACCTGGGCAGTGCTTGGCGTGGGATTGGCCTGGAGCTTGCCGCGATGGCGTAGACGAAGCGGATGGTCAGATCTTGGACGTTATGAAAGGCGTGGTCGTAGTATTGGTGGAACGCCCAGAGGCGGAACTTATCCACCAGCTTCTCGGCATCGGTCTTACGTTTCATTGCCCCTCATCCACGCCGAC